TCTCTCGATGTCAGCCGAGGATGCTCAAGTCCTAGAAAGCCGCGCCCATGTACGGACGCAGATTGCGGCAGGGTTTGGCGTGCCGGTCCACAAACTCGGCGGCATGGAGAATGCCACCTTCTCAAATATTGAGCATCAGGCGCTTGAGGTTGTGATCGACACGATTGTCCCGCTCTGTTCGCGGTGGGAGCAGGCGGTAACACGCGATCTCATCCCGGCGACAGAACAGGACTCGATTGTTGCCGAGCATATCGTTCAAGGGTTGATGCGGGGGGATAACAAGAGCCGTGCGGACTTCTACCAGAGAGGCACACAAGCCGGGTGGCTGACCCGTAACGAGGCTCGGAAACTAGAGAACCTGCCGCCACTGGATGGGCTGGATGAGCCATTGACCCCGCTCAACATGACGACAGGCAACCCAAGCGGAGATGATGATGGATCGTCTTGATACCGTCTTTGAACTGAAGAACCTGAGCGATACTGGTGAGTTCACCGGCTATGCATCAACCTTCGGAAATATTGACAATGTGATGGACCGGGTGAAGCCCGGAGCCTTTGCCAAGTCCCTGGGCAATACAGGTGCCAAGGGCGTAGCAATGTTGTGGATGCATGACCGTAGCCAGCCTATCGGAGTGTGGACCAGCCTCAAAGAAGATGAGCGCGGCCTGTGGGCTGAGGGCAAGTTGACCCTTGGCGTTAATCAGGCGCGGGAGGCACACGCCTTGATGAAGGACGGTGCCCTGCAATCCATGTCGATTGGCTACTTCGCTGACAAGGCAACGGTGGCCGCAGACGGCATCCGTGATCTGGAAGAGATCAGCCTGAAAGAAGTTTCGCTGGTTTCCATACCGGCAAATGACCAAGCGCGGATCGTCAGCGTCAAGTCAATCGACGAGCTAGAAACGAAACGAGATTTCGAGAGGTTCATGCGGGATGTATGCGGCCTTTCTAACCAGCAATCCAAGGCGGCAACCGCCAGGCTTGCGAGGATACTGCACCTTAAAGAGCAGGGTCAGAGTGAGTCTGACATGAGCGACATGGACGACATCAAGTCCATGATCATTGAAATCGAAAATACCCTTAAAACAAGGAGTTAATCATGTCAGAAGTACAAGATCTGAAGACAAAAATGGATGCCATCCACAAGACGGTGCATGACTTCCAAGAGAAGAATGACGAAATCCTGAAAAAGTTTGGTGACGTTGACCCGTTGGACGCTAAGGCGCTCGACAAGATGAACGACGCCATCACGGCTGCTGAAAAGCAGGCCAAGGACGCTGCGGACGCAATCGCAAAGAAGGACGACGAAGCCAAGGCTCTTGAATCCAAGATGGCTGATCTCGAAGCTGCTCTGAACCGACCCGTATCGCAGGACGGCGAAAAGGCCATGACTGCTGAACAGGTGGAACACAAGGCCGCTTTCGACAAGTTCATGCGCAAGGGTGCCGAAGAAAACCTGAAAGACCTTGAGCGCAAGGCTTTGAGCGTTGGCACTGATGCAGACGGCGGGTACGCTGTGCCTGAGCAGGTCGACACCATGATCGAGAAGCTGCTGGTTGATATCTCGCCAATGCGTGCTGTTGCCGGTCAGGTAACCGTGGGCACCAGTGACTACAAGAAGCTGGTTAATGTTGGTGGTATTGCATCGGGCTGGGTTGGTGAGACCGCATCGCGCTCTGAGACCAACACTTCACAGCTTTCAGAAGTTGTCCCACCGATTGGTGAAGTCTATGCAAACCCTGCCGCAACGCAGACCATGCTGGATGATGCCATGTTCGACGCGGAAGCCTGGTTGGCTTCTGAAGTGGCCGAAGAGGTTGCCCGTGCGGAAAACGCTGCCTTCATTAGCGGTACTGGTACGGCCCAGCCCAAGGGTTTCCTTAACGAAACTGTAGCAACCACGGCAGACGGCACTCGTGCCTTTGGTCAGATTCAGTATCGGGCCACAGGCGTAGATGGTGATTGGGCAGCTTCCAATGAAGCTGACGCCCTGATTGATCTTGTGCACGACCTGCGCTCTGGCTACCGGACTGGTGCAACATGGATGATGTCTAACCTGACGCTGGCCTCTGTTCGCAAGCTGAAGGACGGCGACGGTAACTACCTGTGGCGTCCGGGTCTGGCTGATGGCCAGCCTGCAACCATCCTTGGCTACAATGTGGCTGAGGCTGAGGACATGCCAGAAATTGCGTCTGACAGCCTGTCCATTGCCTTCGGCAACTTCCGGCGTGGTTATCTGATTGTTGACCGCATTGGAACCCGCGTGTTGCGTGATCCGTTCACCAACAAGCCTTATGTCCACTTCTACACCACCAAGCGTGTAGGCGGTAAGACGATCAACAGCGAATGCATCAAGCTTCTGAAGTTTGGCGTATCCTAAGATCAGGAGAGGGGCGGTCATTTCTGGCCGCCCTTTCTTTATTCGGAGCGGGAGTCTGTAGATGAGCTTTCACGACGGCCTTGTTGGCGGGAGGGGTTCTGAGAAAATTGGAATCCATGCCTTTGGTGCGGCGTTGGAGATGTATTTGCTTAACGGCGGCACCCCCAGCGTATCCGCCATTGAGGCGGAGTTCGACTTAGTTCCTGCCGACCCGGAGTGGGTGCAGTTTAAGCAGATGTACGCCAATGCGACGGACAAACAACAGTTCCTGCGGGTTGCGAAGAACGCCATGTACTTGGCCGAAAGCGGCAAGTTCAATATGGACGACGCCACCACGTTCTTTACGAGGCTTACATCAGTAACCAGCGGTTTTTGATTTATGAGCCTTTATGCCTCGGTTGTGAACTTCTCTGCGAAGACCAGCACGGGCACGCAGGATATTACGGGTGATATGGGTGGTGGGCAGCCCAAAGCGGCTCTGTTTTTTATGACGCACAAGACAACGGCCTCTAACTTTCCCTCTGCCCCTTTTCACCATACGGTGGGTTTCACGGACGGCACCAACGAATTTTACATGTTGGCGCGGTCAGACCATGGCGTCACGACGACGGATGATTACAAGGCGGCGTATACGGACGCTGTATTGCGTGGCGTTGATGGCAGCGGGGCGCAGGATTACAAGGCCAGCTTTGACAGTTGGGTGACGGATGGTGTTCGGATTGACTGGACGGACGCTTCGCCTAGCGGATTCCAGGGTTTATGCATATTGCTTGGCGGGAGTGACCTAAAGAATGTCCACGTTGGCATTTGTGGCACCGACGAGGACGTAACGGCACCAGGTTTTGCTGCGAACCATGTAATTGTGGGCGCGATAGGCACGGCTATTGCCAATGGCACGGTTGAGAGCAACTTCAGCGCGATGTTTGGCATGGCGCTGGATAACAGTGTTTTTACCAATTCGACATCGGATAATTTGGGGTGGTCGCTTTTGGGCCGGGATGGCTTGAGCAGCGTCCAGACATCGGCGGTGTGGGAAGAAGCCTGCGTTATTTCGAAGATGACGGACACCGGCTCCACGGGTTTTGATTACAACATGACGGTTGGTGGCTGGGACAGTAGCGGGTTTACCACGACCAGTGATGTCTCCAACAGCGACAAGGTTGGGTATATCGCGTTTGAGTGGGCCAGTGGTTGCGATGTGCGCCTTGAGCCACTCGACAACAACAACTACACGACAACCGGCGTTAATAAATTTGATTATGGGGCAGACTTTGGCGGCACGGGGACGCCTGTCCTTGAGATGCTATCGGGCAATGGCTCGCGAAGCAATTCAGGGGTAAGGGACAACAACGACAGCGGCACTCTGCACTATTCTGCGACAGACGGCACGAACGATTACAATGTCGGTGGCGGTATGGATGATGGCGTTAGCACAACGGCCACGGGGTCAAACGCGCAGACGTTGTCCTTGGGCGTGCCGAACATATTTAACCCGCGCCTATCTGCTATTTGGATACGAGCCACTTTTGACAGTTGGGCGTCAGATGGCGTGAACCACAACTTCGCCACGCAGGCGGGCGGGTCAAACTTCCATTATCTGGGCTGGGTGTTGGTGCCATCAGCCGCCACAACATACGAAGAATCTACTGGGTTCGACCTTGATGCCGGTGTGACCAACACGGCGGCCTTTGTCTTCGATGCCGCGATTACGGGCGGCATGTCAGCGGCCCTGACGAACGGTGCCCGCATGGCAATGGGCGCGGGCGCTGATATAGGCGTAAATGGCGACCTGACG